TTGTCACGTTGCATTTGTGCCTTTTGCTCGGGCGGCAGGGATTTCAAATCTTTGTCTATAACCGCTTCGAGTATACAGTGACAGTTGATCGCTTCTGCCGCAGGCAATGCGGTATCATGCGGTAGCATTGGGTGATATGTAGCACCGTCACGTCCTGTCAGCGTGAACGGTTGATCTTTCGGCACTGTCTGACCGCTGATGTTGACGTGATTTTCTCTCGAAGCTGCACCCTTTGCTCCTGTATGCCTCCACCGTTTTGCGTTTACAACGGGCGACTGTTGGAGTGCTTCGTATTTGGCGTAAGCGTGTGTACGCATCATTTCTGTTTGTGCCACTCGGCGAGCTTCGTAATATTCGTCACGCAGTCTACCGTCAAAGATACGTTTAGCCGCATCGTCAACGCTGTCACCGTTGTTTATCGCTTCCTGTATGATATTGCTTATCTCATCGGTAACGTACCTTAAAACCGATGTACCTGCCTGTACGCTTGCCTCACTTACTGCCGCCGCTGTCGGCGCACTTATTTCCGTCACCGACAGTTCAGCGTCCGTCTGCCGTATGTATTGATCTGCCGATGCTTGCAACACATCGCCGCAGGTTTCTTCAACTGCCTGCGAAACTGCTTGCACAAGCTCCGCATCAGCTTCCGATTCTGTGGTGTGGGAGGACAGAAAAGAAAAAAGACTTTCTGAATTAAGCAGAGAAGTCTTTTCGCTTTTATGCCATTTTTTCATTGCTGTTGCTATACGCTTTTCAAGCAAAGATATTTGCCGGACAGTCATTGCCGCAAAAGCTATACCCATTTTCTTCAGCTTATCGTAAAGCTTGTCGTTGTCTTTTTCGATTATCCTGTTAATGCACTCAATGATTTCGGCATCACAGCAAGCTTTTCTATCCATAGTGTTTCTATTCCTCGAACCTGTCCCGTATTGATTTAAGCACCGATAGAACGTCATCGGAGCTTTTGGCTATCAGTGTATCGTCTGCCGGTGCAGGAGAAGCGGACGACTGCTGAGCAAGAGCTATAGGAATGTTTCCCCATTCGTCCGGATAGTCCTCGTATTCATCGCCGAGGAACTTGTATGTTACTTCTTTTGCCTTGTTCGGCGTTAAGCCACCTGCACGTTCTGTAATGCCGAGTATCTTTGAGAGATCATCGGGATTGCGTATTTCGGGTGCTTTGAATGCTATATGAACGTATTTAAAGCCATACCCGTTAAGAAGCTTGTTATTGATAATCCACTCAAGGCTTGCTCTTTCCGGCTGGAAAACCTGCTGTTCCGTGACTTCCATTGCTACCTGAGCGGTTGCTCTTGTATAGTCGGAACTGTAGCCGACATATATATCGGGAAGCTGAAAAGCACTCTGTATCCTGCGGCGGTTGTTGTCAAGGTACTCCTGAAACAGCTCGTCTTTTTGCAGAATAGGCGCAAGGTCTTTTATTTCGACCTCAGGGCGTTGTGTGTTTTCAAAGCCTGTGTCGCTGTTTAAGCCTTCAAGCTCCAGCACCATAAATGCGTGCTGTCCCTTTTCGCCCTCAATTTCGGTTATGTTCTGCTGAAGATTAGTATAGCTCTTTTGGGAGAGCGTACCGCCTTTGACAAGTATCGCCATAGGCGTGTGTCTGCCTTTTCGGAAGTAGGTGTTATTAAGGTTCTCGGCTCGTCTTGAGCCGTCAACGCTAAGCGTCTGACCTATCCAACGCACCTCACCATAAGGCATACTGCCGATTTTTATTTCAAGTATTTCATTTGCCTGATACTGAGCGGGGATTACTTCGTCAACGTAATCGCCGCTTCGGATGTCAAGCGTTCGCTTGTCGCCGAATTCCTTGAAATAAACGTACTTACCGCTTACCTGCTGTCTGTATTTGCGGAAACGCTTTTTATAGGTGAACGGGACACCTTTATCCATGTACTGCACCTCGAACCAGTCCTTTGAAAGAACAGATTTCTGGATAGTGTCAACGTCTCTTATGTTCTCGATCTGAACAACATCGCCCATAGCATTACGAATGATTTCGATGTATGCTATTCCATATATTTCACGGCTTCTTATGGCTTCCTTGAAAACCCCTTCGATAGGCTTGTCAAAGTTCATCAAAGACAGTATCTTTTCGGCTTTTGTATATTCAGCTGACATTGCTTCGTCTTCGTTTTTGTCATCGTAATATTCGATAGAAATTCCAAAGCCGGCTATGTTGCGTTCGTAAGCGGCTACGCACTGAGGAAGCGTTGAAGAGTGCCTGTACATTTCGTAGAGGTCCTGAAGAGGAACAGGCGGTTCAAGCCATTCCCCAGCTGTATACTCGTCTGTTTTTTCCATAGCCGTGTCCGACAGAGCTTTTTTTATCGGTGCGTCCACAAACTTGACACCTATCGTAACAGACGGCTTTTTCTTTTCATCAGACATTTTCAACATCCTTTCAGTCCTTCTTTATCGGCAGGCATAACAGCAATACGCAGTCTGCCTCATCTGGAGAGGGTAGCCCTCTCGCCTTCATTTCTTTTTTACTTTCGATTTTTATAACCGAGTTTTCAGTCATAGTATATTTTCTGCACGACAGCTGTGCTATAAGGTCATCGTCTTTCGGGAGTACAAGTTCTATCGGCTTTGCTTCACCGTTTTTGTCGGTATCAGACAATAGCTCTTTCACGACAGCCATCATATAGGTTGTCGTGTCATAATAGTAGCGGTGACGTATCCTCATACCGAACTTGACAGGCACTACCTTCATGCGCCCGTAAGTTTTCGGATCAGCCTTGCATATACGGCGTAATCTGTCAACAACACCACCGCCGACACCGCCGTCATCGACAGTGACGATGATTTTGCCTTTATATTGGCTGTATCTGTCTATCAGCTTTTTGTAACACAGAGCTATGTTATCAGCTGTACGCATCGTGTCTTGCCCCTGTGCCTTTTCGTAAAAGCTTACTTTTTCATCAACTTTTACGCCGATAATTGTTTTATCATCGCCATATCGGGCAACGTCACAGCCGATGCGCACGGTAACAGGAACAGGCTTCTCATCGATAACCGTATTTGCCGATCGTTCAAGTGCAGACAGTGTTATAAACACATCGTCTTCCTGCTCGGGAAAATCCCCATATATACGAACACGGGCGAAATTGCTGTTTCGTCCGTATTTTTCAAGCATTGCGTTTATGTTTTCTTTATTCGTGCGAGGGCAGTCAAGCGAAGAAACCCGATACGTCTTGAATAACGCACGGTCACGATTGTGGCTGTCAAAGAACACGCCTGAGGTTTTAGTGGGGTTGCCACACATCAGCAGTTTATTGTTCTTGCCTGACAGCGTACCGAGGATAGCTTCGATGATTTCATCGCTGACACCCGAGGCCTCGTCTATGATAAACAGCATATGGTCTTCGTGGAAACCCTGCATATTTTCGGCTGTAGTAGCTGTTCTTGCTGTCGCAAACCACCGCTCCGAGTAGCCCCTTACTTCCACTTTGGTTTTAGTCCATTTCAGCAGAGCTTTAAGGAGTGGGCTTTTACTTATCCACTTTGACAGCTCCGCCCATAGCACGTCATTAAGTTGTCTTGCCGTAGGAGCGGTGGCGACAACTCTCGACATAGGAAAACACGATAAGAACCACAAAGCAATAACCGCTTCGATACTTGTCTTGCCGACACCCTGACCACTGCGGACAGAAACTTTCGGCGCTGTAGCCACGTCCATAAGCACACCGCTTTGCCATTCATCAGGTGTAAAGCATACTACTTCTTTAGCAAACAGCACAGGATTTTTTCGGTATAGCTTAATGCGCTCGGTGATAAAATCTTGTCTATTCAATGCTATCACCGTCCATAATTGCTTTTATCCAATCGTCAACCGCCTCATCTCCGGTAGCTTCGTTGCGGTTTTTGCGTATATCAGCAAGCTTACCGATAGCCTCGACTTTTGCTCGCTGTACTTTCGTCAGTTCTGCTTCGAGCCGTTCTATGCGCTTATAGCTGTTTTCCGTCATTGTCTGCATCTGGAACGCATCGCCTGCAAGGCGTTCGCCCTTTGCAACCTTTTCCTCGATTTGCTCATTATACCGCTCCATTTCTGAAGCGTTCTTGAAGTTACGTTTATTTTCGACTCGCATTACGCCTGTTATCAGCTGGTGTTCTTCCTGCAAAGACGCAATTGCTATCAGTATGCGGCGTTCTCTTAAACGGTAAAAGCGGATTTGCTCAAGCAGCAGTTCTTCTTCGTCCTCGTCCATACTGTCCCATAGCTCTTGTTCTTCTTCGCTCAGTCCCTCGCCATACATTCGCATTGAGTAACCGCCGTGTTTTAAGCTGTTGGTGTTTCCTTTCGGTGCACCGTGTCCTTTTGCGTTGTGATTGCCTTTCGGTGCTCCCCGCTTGCGTTTAGTAACGTTACCTTTTTTCTTTTCGGTAACGTTACTTTTGCTATCCCATTTATCCTGGCATTTCCACTTACGGACAAGTGTTTCAGGCTCTCCGAGTTCTTCCGCTATAGACTTCAACGGTTTTGTGCCGTTGGATTCTTTCCACATCTCGTACGCCCTATCTCTGTTAGGGCTTCTTTGTCTGCCCACCTATCCCACCTCTCCGCTTCGGATTTTATTTAATTCGTATTTTCACAGCAATCTTCTTCGGCAGAACGCCTTTTTGTGAAAAAATAAAAGAAAGGAGTATCCAGTAAAGCGATACACGCCTTTACGAGATACTGACCTATAACCATATTTACGACAGCCTGAGGATTATCCCACAGCCAACCAAAACCAACACCAAAAGCGATTACGCAGAATATTGCGGTATCTACAAGCTGACTTGTAAGCGTTGACGCATTGTTCCATATCCAGCGACCGCCTTTTGTGCTACCGTGCTTCTTTATGTATGCGTCTCTTATTTTGTGGAAGATCGAAACATCTAAGCTCTGGCTGATGAGATATGCAGTCAGGCTTCCGAGTGTAAATATCCAGTTCTGTCCTAACAGCATATCATAGGCTTTCTGCGTTTCTGCCGAAACTGTAGGCATATACTGCGTCACCATTATGATGAATGTTGCGAGCAGCTGTGTGGCAAGCCCTATCCACACTATGCGATTAGCTGATTTCTTGCCCCATTTTTCGCCTACAATATCTGTTATCAGATATGTTAAAGGGTAACAGAGCACAGCTCCGGGGATTGTTATTACGCTTCCGAACAGGTATATGCCTGTGTCGATTACCTTGCAGGCCACCACGTTCGATATGACAAGGCAGGCGCAAAATAGCGCTGTCATTATATTTAAATTCTTTTCGCTCTTTATCATTTTTATGTTCTCCTATCATCTATCAAGATACTGTTGAAATCTTATCCATTGCTTGAGATTATGTGCGTCCAACACCTTATAATCTTTCAGCCGTGTGTTTGCGGGTCTGCCTACCTGTGTCATTCTGCCGTCCTTGAACAGATATATTCTTGCATATCGTGAGCCTATCGTCCACGACGAACTATCAACACTGTAGAAGTCATATTTTTCTACGTCGGCAGGCGTAAACCCTAAGCCGTGTACTTTGGTGTTATGCGCTCTTGCATAGCTCAGCAAAGAGTGTATG